ATGACCGATACAGATCGATTTGAGGTACTGCACGGTTATCTCGCCTTGGCAATTGCAGCGGCCGATGACCTCGGGCTTGCCCATCTGCATTTCCTGCTGGCGATGGCGACGATCGAAGCCTGCGACCAGGCCGACCGCGCGACGCAGCGCGCGGACCGGGCCGCGACCCGGACCGCCGCGCGGGCCGCCTGAGTGCCCCGCCAGAATGCACAAGGCCCCGCCACCATCACGGGACGGCGGCGGGGCCACGAAACCATCAGGCATTGACCGGAATGTCCGGACGGGTCGGCGGGTCGATGCCGTGTTTCTTCAGCTCGCGCGACAGCACGTCGACGTGCTCGTTGAGGCCGGCAATCTCGTGCTGCAGCTCGGCGATCGTGCTGCGCAGCGCCGCGACCTCGCCGCGCAGCTCGCGGACCTCCCTGGTCTGCTCAGCCAACGCGCCCTTGTAATGGCCGATGATCTCGGCGACCGCGGCATCGATCGCGGCCTGGACGTTGGGCTCGGCCTTTTCCTTGGCGATCGCCACCTCGGCGGCCGCCCTCGCCTTGGCGATCGCCACGGCGGCGAGCGATTGCCGCCGGTTGATGATCATCTTGGCAAACCAGCCGATCGCCGCGCCGCCGAGCACGCAGACCGGGCCGACCACCTCCGGCGTTGTCAAACCGCTCATCTCAACTCCCTTTGGCCTTCGCCGCGCAGGCCCGGGCGACGTCGCGATCGCCGATCGCCTGCACCGCGACCTTGGCGAGCGCGCTGTTCGGCGCGGCCCGCAGTTCGGCCGCCACCTGCTTCTGAAACGCCCGGCTCCACGTCCGCACCGGCGGGCAGACCACCGGCGGCGACGCCGGATCGGTGCAGGTCAGCTGCACGAAGATGAAGGCAAAGCCGGTGCAGTTCATGCGGTGCCGTCCTCGAGGCGTTTGATCGCATCGTCCGTGGTCGCCGGCGCATTGGCCTGCGCCTCGAGCTGGCGCTGCTGCGCGTCGATCGTGGCGCGAGCCTGCTCGTTGCGCGCCTGCGCGGCGCCGAGGTCGCGGATCGCCTGATCCGCGCGCCAGGCGTTGAGCGCATCGAGCGCCAGCTTGGCGAGGGCGCCGAGCAACAGCGCGGCGCCATCCTTGACGAGCCATGCGGTGATGGCGGTGAGCATCGGCCTATCCCGCAGCCGGCAGCGGACCCGTGCTCGGCGTGCCCGGATTGACCACGTCGATCGCGATCGCCTGCGCCTGTGCGATCGCCGGCTGCTTCGGCAGCGCTGCCACGATCATGTCGGCGATCCGGTCCGGCGTCAGCTTGAAGGCCTTCAGCGCATCCGGAATCGCCACGAGCGCGGCATTGGCCGCGACGGCGAGCGTGTCGCTATGGACATCGATCTTGACGCCGTTCAGCTTCACCGCACCCGCCGCGATCAGGCTGTTGGCCTGGCGCTGCGCAAAGGTGGCGATCGCGTTTCGATGCTGCGCCTCGATGTCGATGTTGAACTTCGTCTTCAGCGTGATCGCGATCCAGCCGATCAAAGCGGAGATCACCGCGGCGACCGCGCCGCCGAGGATGTCCTGCAGGCTCGACGTCAGCGCATCGGGGATCACGATCGTGGCCGCGAACGCCGCGTTCGGACCGCCGACCAGCACCAGCGCGCAGCAGATCAAGCCGGCGGACGCCAGCACCGGATGATAGATCCTGGACGATACCCGATCGCGACAGGCGCGCGTGACCGCGACGACAGCCAGCACGATCAGAATGGCCGTCGGGATCAGCGGGCCGAAGGCGAGGTTGATTGCAACGAGGAGCGCGGCGCCGATCGCAACAGCTGCGAGCGGTCGCGCGCCGAACAGCGACGACAGGGTCATGGGGTTTTCCTTGCTTGGAACTTGCGCCGAGGCCCGCGGCGCGCGGGATGGGATCAGGCCTCGCTCGACACCGGCCGGCCGGCGGTGTCGACGATCGGCAGCGAGCCGGTGCCGGTCGTCATCGGCAGCGCCGCGCCCTTCGGCCAATAGAAGCCGACGAACACCGACGGCGCGTAGGGCGAGACGTTGACCTGGTTGTTCTGGTTGCCGCCGCAGCACGCCAGCGCGCCGCCGCGGGTCCGGCCCGCCACGAAGGTGACGTGGCCGCCGCCGTTGCGGGTCTTCACCGCGATCGCGCCGAGCGCCGGGCCCGGCAGCTTGACCACCGGCTGGTGTGCTGTATCCGCATAGGACAGCGCCCACAGCGGCTGCGACGACGGCTTCTCGCCGGCCCGCGACAGACAGAACGACACCCAGCCGGCGCACCACGGCGTGGAATCGTGCTGATAGTCCGGCGCCACGGTCTTGATGTCGGCGACCAGCTCGGGGTTGTCCTTCGCGCCCGGCGCTTCCTTCAGCCCGACGCCGGCCAGCGAGATCTCCAGCCACAGCGGCACCGGCCGCTGCGTCAGCACCGTTGGCATCGCGTCGATCACCCTGGCGGTCGCGACGTCGACTTCGCCGGTCGCCGGCAACCCGGCCTTGCGCTGGATCTGCTCGACGGTGGAATCGGTCGCGGCACCGAAATAGCCGCTACCAGCGAAGGCGTAGCCCCGCGCCTTCAGCGCGAGCTGCAACTGGCGGACGACGACGCCCTGCGCGCCGAAGCGCAGGGGCCCGCCCGCCACCACGAGGGAGGCGATCGAAGCGACGGTCATGATGATGGGCTCGTTTGCTCGAGGGAGGTTGCGTCAGGCCGGGATCGTCAGCGCGATCCGGCTGAAGCTGCGCTGGTTCGGCGCGCAGTGCTGCACCAGGGCCCACCACTGGCCCTGATGGCAAAACACGAACGGAGCGTTGTTAGCGTCGTCGGTGACGACGATCGGCGGTCCGAAGCCGTCGCCGGGATCGATCAGCACCAGGCCGAGCTGTTTGCCGGTCGACGGCACGTATTCGCGCAGCGACAGCATGAAGGCGCCGCCGGGATGCCGGATCACCCGCGGCATCCGGATCCTGCGGCCCGTATTGCCGGGCGCGCTCCAGCCGCCGGCGATCTTCAGCCCGAGATAGCCGCCGTCGCGCTTGGCCGGATTGGCGGCGTCGAGGTCGGCGCGAACCGCGAACGCATACGGATAGGCCGCGCTCGGAAACTCGCCGACCGTCGCCTCGGTCAGACCGAGATTGCCGTCGGCCGGATAGGGCAGCGTGTCGGTTGCGGGCCAGATATCCCCATCGTCCGACCACATGATGTGCGACAGGTTCGGCTGCCCCGCAATCTGGCTGTAGTGATTGAAGGCGTAGCGATAGGTCTTCGGCGCCGTGGCCGGCCGCACCTCGAGCTGCAGCAGCGGGCCATAGGGCAGCGCGCCCGCCGGCACGGGGATCGGCGTGTAGCCGGCGAATACGTCGGACCCGGGCGGCGCGCGCAGCCAGCCGACCGAGACCGTCGCATGCGGCGCCGGCGTGATCGACGCCACCACCATCGCCATCGATCCGTCGGCCAGCAGGCTGAGCGGCGCGCTGCCGAATCCGTTGGTGTTGAAATCGTACTGCCCGGTCTTGAGCCAGGACGACGCATCGCCGGCACCGCCGGCCACGTTCTTGCGCAGCGTGATCTTGCCGTCCCAGTCGTTGTAGGCGACCCGGAGGCTGCCGTCGGCCGCCGCGCCGAATTCGTACCAGGGCGCCTCCGCCTCGTCGCCGAAGAACCCGGGCCCCGGCGTGCGGACCGGCGGCGGCGCCGGCGGCGTCTGCGCCAGCGCGGCTTCGACGCGGGCGGCGATCGCCCCGGTATCGGCCGCACAGGCGGCGAGCGACGCCGCCAGCGACGCCAGCGCCTGCTGTTGGGCGCGAAGATCATCCTCGATCGAAGACATGGCAGCAGCCTTTCAGTGCACGATGAGATGCGCGCCGTAGAGATGGATCAGCTTGTTGTTCAGGTTCTTGATCCGCGCCGCGAACGACGTGCCGGAGGCCGCGCAGGCCTGGTCGGCGGTCTCGGCGAGCTTGATCTGCGTCGATCCGCCCGCGTAGCCGGTCACCGCGGACAGCGTCGCCGACGCCCAATTGGTCCCGCCGTTGCAGGTGACCTCGGCGCTGAGATCGGTGTTCAGCGTGATCGACACCTGCGGGTCGTACAGCAGCAGCACGCGGCCGTTCGACACCGTCGCGTCGGCGGTCTGCGCCGTCGTCACCAGCGTCGCGTTCGAGGTCGACGCCCCGTAGGAATAACGGGTCGACCACGCCTGACCGGTGCTCTCGGTCATGGTGACGCCGGTGCCGGACGCGTTCGACGCCAGCACCGCGCGGCTGATCGAGGCCGTGCTCGACACCGCCTGTCCGGTCGGCACGTACAGCGCCAGATAGTACGTCCCGGATCCCGGGATCGCCTGCGGCGTGGTCAGCGTGAAATCGACGAAACCGCCGCCCGGATGGCTCACGGCCTGCGAATACACCACGTCGTAGGTGTTCGCCCCGGTCCGCAGCACGATCTTGACATAGGCACCGGTCGCCGCCGCGGACGAATGGAAGCCGATGCTCTGCACCGTGATGCTGTTGGTGAGCGCGGCGTTGCGGCTGACGATGGTGTAGTTGCCCGGATCGTAGGTCCCGGTCGGCGCATCGATCTGCGTCACGGTTCCGCCGCTCAAGGGCGGAAACAGGTAGCCGGCAGACGCCGCAAAACCCGCGTCGAAGGTCGACGAGGCGATGCCGCGCAGCGCGTCGCTGCTTGCCTTGAACCCGGTCGCCCACAGGTTCACGCCGCGGCGGACGTCGCCCGTGAGCTTGGATTGATAGATGCGATCGAGCGCGGTGTTCTGCCGCTCGTCGGCGCTCATGCCGCCGCCACCGCCGCCACCGGACGGAACACCCCAACTGCAATCCGCCTTCAGAACTTTCCCGGCCGCGGCATCGCCGGCGCCGGGCGCCGGGACCATGCCCTTGGTGCCGCCGGAGCCGCTGTCGCCGATGCAGTTCGCCAGCAGCGCCGTCGCCTGGGCGGCGGACAGATCCTCCGGAGATCCCGTCCCTGCCGTGCTGCGCCCCTTGATGGTGCCGTTCGCCATGTTGTCGAGCTTGGCGTTGGTCACCGCCGCATTGAGCAGTCCAGCCGTGGGGAGCCCGGTGGCGTTGGTCAGTGTCGCCGAAGATGGCGTCCCGAGCGCACCACCATTCACCACCGGAGCGCCAGCGCTGCCGACATTCACCGCAAGCGCCGTAGCAACGCCGGTGCCCAGTCCAGAAATGCCCGTCCCGACTGGAAGACCGGTCGCGTTGGTCAAGGTTCCGGATGAAGGGATTCCGAGAGCGCCGCCCTGGAAATAGGCCAGCCCGGTCCCGCTTTCATCGTTGAGGCACCCGCGCAGGTTGGCGCTCGACGGCGTGCCGAGGAACGTGGCGCAGCCGGTCCCAAGCCCTGACACGCCAGTTCCGATCGGCAGGCCCGTGGCGTTGGTGAGCGTCCCGGACGACGGCGTCCCCAGCGCGCCGCCGTTGACCACGAACGCACCGGCGGTCCCGACATTCACGCCGAGCGCGGTCAGCACACCGGTCCCCGCCCCGGTCAGTCCGGTCGAGATCGGCAACCCGGTCGCATTGGTTAGGGTGCCGGATGCCGGCGTGCCGAGGATCGGCGCCACGAATGTCTGCTGCCCAGCCCAGCTGTGCGCGGTCGAGAACACGTCGGCATTGAGCATCGCCGAGGTGACCTTGTTGGCGCCGATCGTGGTGGTCGACGATCCGGCCGAGGTCGAGACGTCGCCGGAGAAGGCCGGCAGCTGGGTCGCGGCGAGCGAACCGGACAGATTGGTGAAGTTCGGCTGGGAACAGTTGAGCGCCCCGGTCGTCGCCAGTTCGCTGACCCATTGCGAAGCCGAACAGGTCTTGCTCTTGACGCCGCCGAGCGAGGTCGCGCCAGGCGCCGGCAGATCGGCACCGACCAGTGCACCGAAGACAGGATCGCTGCTGTCGTAGCGCAGCACCGTATTCGCGGCACTCGGGCATACCAGCTTGACCGGAGCGGTGCCGCCGCCGACGAGCACGCAGTGATCGGTCAGCGTCGCGCGGCCGCTGCCGCCTTTCTGAACCGTCTGGGGGCCGGCTCCCGGGGTGACCTGGGCAATGGCCGGCGTCATCCCAAGCGCCAGCAGCGCCGCGATCATGCGGATCATCTTGCTCATCCGTGAGGTTCCTGTTCAGTACCAGCCGGTGCCGTCGGCGCGCGGCTTCAGCGCAAGTCCCATGCCGTTGACATCGAGCACGTAGGACGCCCCGGTCATCAGCGTTTGCCCGCTGCCGGACTTCGGCAGGTTGGTGATCGGATAGGTGCCGGCATTGCCTGCCCCGTCGGTGACGTACAACTTCTTCGTGCGCACCGCCGCCGACGGCCAGTAGACGTTGATCGGCCCGCCGGAGGTGTTGTCGATCAGAATGTTGTCGGCAGTCTCGTCGTCAGCAATCGTGACATCACCGGTCGCGGTAATCACCTTTTCCGTTTCAACCGCCGTGTTGACCACCCGGAAAAACCGGTTCCCGTCGTCGTCGATAAGGCAGTTGACCCCATCAGGTTCCGTAATGGTGTCGGAGGTGTCGAGATCAAAATTCGCCTGCAGGGTGCGGACATAGATCCCTGCATACTGACCGGACAATTTCGTGTCGCGCACTTCGTCAGGGCTGGCGAAGCGCTGCCGGATACGCGACTTCGTATAGGCGCGGACGTCCGACTTGCTGACCGGAACGTTGTCGACGATGACGGTGTCGATCGGATGCGCGGTCATCAGGTGCCCCCCTCACAGGCGAAATAGCGCTTGTCCAGCGCCGGCGAGGCCGACTCGTAGAAGATCCGGATGCGGTAGACATGCTCCGCGGCATCGCCGGCCACGCAGCGAAACTGCAGCATGCCGCTCCAGAAGCCGCCGAGCGCGCCGGCGGTGACGAACAGCCAATCGATCGGGGTGGTCTCGTTGTCGCGGAACAGCGCAACCGTCAGCCGCACGTTGCCGACCGGATGCGTCAAGCTCAGCGTGTAGTTGAAGATCAGCCGCTGCCCTGCCCGCCGGGCGGTCAGCGTGAGCGACCGGTTGTCCTGGCAGTAGGTGTTGGCCGTGGTCGGCGACGAGGTCGGCGAATAGGCGTATCCGGTGCTGCCGCCGTTGCTGTAGTCGCCGGCCGCGGTGCTGGCGACCTCCCAGTAGTCCGAGATCGCGCCGACCGACGGAGCCCAGGATGCGCCGTTGAAGATGTAGGTCGCGTTCTTCGCCTTGTCGTAGATCATCCACCCGTTCGACGGGGTGTAGATCGTGAAGGTGCTGCCGTCCTCGCAGATCGCGAGCTTGGTGTCCTTGCCGGCCCATGCGTCTCCGGCAGCCGGTCCGATCACGAACGCGCTGCCCAGCGTCGGCGACGCCGGCGGCGTGGTCGTGGTCTGGTTCTCCACGATCACCAGCCGGCCGAAATTGATCGCGTTGGACAAGGCGACCGAATTGGCGCCGAGCGTCCGGGTCCCGGTCCCCAGCGTCCACGCGCCGGAATCGGCGCGGTGATAGAAGCTCGCCTCGTCGCGCACCAGCACCAGGAACCCGACCGGCGGCAGCGCGAATTCCCAGCCCCAGCGGCTCCAGATGGCGATCCGGCCGGACTTGCCCGACCACGCCCCGGTCGGACTGCCATAGATCAGAAAGCGGTCGCCGAGGCTGGGCGATTCCGGCGGCGCCGTCAGGTCCTTGTCGAGCACCGCATAGGGGATGGTGAGGTCGTCGAGCTTGTAGCGCTCGCCCTCGAAGCTCTCCAGCGTCAGCACGCCGTCGTGGCCGGTCGAATGATCGTCCGGATCGTGCGCGTAGATCCGCCCGTGCTGGATCAAGGCCGGAATCGTCCCGGCGCCGTCCGGATCTTTCGCCACCAGTTCGCGCGAATCTTCGGTCGGCGCCAGGCAATAGGCGATGCGCGAGACGATGGCCGCGCGCAGCAGCGCCTTGTCGACGCGGCCGCCGACCGCCAGCGGCACCGCCGCGACGGCGGCGTGGTTCACACTCATCGGTTGTCGTCCTTGCGCCCGAGCCTGATCGTCATGGGGCCGACAGTTCGAAATCGGCTTCGTCGGTGTTGCAGTTCCAATCGGTCTCGATCGACCGGTCGTATTCGACGCCGTCGACCTTCACCGCCGAAAAGTCCTCGCTCATCATCAGCTCGGCGGCGCGGTAGATGCCGCCAAGACGCGGAAACAGATCGACGTTGACGACGAAGGCCGCGTTCATCACCTCGTCGGTCGCCTCCGCGAATACCCGGATGTCGAGCAGCGTCGAGATGGTCTTGCCCTTGCGCGAGCTGAGCAGGAACGCCTTGGTCAGCCGCTGGATCCGGCGATGGTCGCGGCTGAACGGGAAGTTCACGGTGCCGATCAGGGCCTCGCCGTCGATCGCCAGCAGGTCGGCGCGGACGTAAGGCGGCCCGTCCGCCTGGTTGTATTCGCGCTCGTCGGCGAAGAACCGGCTGAGCACCTTGTTGAGCTTTTCGCGCATCGGCTTGTCGCGGCGGGATTCGATGCCGCCGACCACCAGCCGGTCGTAGACCGTGAACACCGGATCGACCGGGCGCGACGACGCCGGCCACATCCCGAGCGGCGTCTGCGCGACGGTGCCGCGATTGGCGGTCAGCATGTCCTGCAACACCTGGATCGGCCGCTGATTGAGCAGGAACATGCCGTCGACCGTGTAGCGCCGGATGAAGCTGCCGTCCTTGCAGGCGACCAGATCGTCGTCGTAGTCGAACGCCGGGATAGCCTTGTCCCACAGCAGCTTGCTGCCGACCCGGCCGCCGTAGGCGCGGACCAGATAATTGGCCTGGCAGACCGACGCGTTGTTCGACCACCGCCAGGTCGACGGATCGTCGATCAGCTGCAGCGGATCGCGCGGGTCGAACTGCTTGACCCCCTTGACGAAGAAGAAGAACTGCGGGTCGCCGGATGCTCCCCACAGTGTCCGGTGTTCGTCCTCGTCGGCGCCGAAATCGCACTCGACGGTGACGGTGGCAATGCCGCGCTGGCGGAAGTTCGCCCCCTTCTCCGGATAGTTGGCCAGCACCAGCGGGCACGCCGCCTGATCCTGCTTGCCGAGGCGGATGCAGATCCGCAGGTTGCTGTGATAGTTCGGCCCGTCCTGCGCCAGCGGCGTCAGGATGGTATCTGGCGTCAGCGCCGCGAAGGCGATTTCCTGCGTGCCGCAGAACACCTTGACGACGCTGTCGATCTCCTCGGCGCACAGCATGTAGGTGCGGACCAGCTTCGGCGCCGTCATCTTCTCGACGCAATAGGCGCCGCCGACATGCGCATAACCGAAGATGATGCGCTTGGGCGGCGTCGCCTGCCGCGTCGACAGCCGGCTTTCGGGCGAATTCGGCGCGGATGCGCTGGATGTCGCCGCCTGCTGGCGAGCAGTGTCGCCGCTGCCATCGACGGAGCCCCGGATCGCTGTCGCGACCAGGCTCACTCCGAACGAAATCGCAGAACCTATAATAAAGCTGCCGACGGCACTGACCACTGCTGAAGTAGTAAACGCCGAGGATATCAACGCCGTGAGAGCAAGCGCCGGGGTAATGAGATCGGCGCGTGCATCCGATGCAGCGACGAAAACCAGCGCCACCGCTGTAACCAACAGCCTCATCATATGATTGACCAGGCCAGCCGCACGTTATCGGCGCGCAAGGCGAGAATGCCAGCCTGCCCGCGTGCGACAAACCACCCCCTTCGAAGGCAGATCATACAGCTCACAAGCGACACCGAAGCGGTGCGGTCCTGAACAGCAATTAACCCGACATCGCCGGGCTCCGCGTCCGCGGGATCGACGGGGCGCCAGCCGCGGCGGCGCGCGATCGCGCGCACCGCGAAGGCCAGCCCCAGCCTGCCGAGCCGCTGCCGCGCCTCGGGTAAGCTGCCGTAGCTGCCGCGCCAGCCCTCGGCCGGATCGTAGCCGAGCACGTCGCGCAGCGGCCCCGCGGCGAACAGCGCGCAATCGTCGACGCCGTAGGCCGCGTCGCGATCGAGTGCGTCGTCGCAGGCGGCCTTCACGGCCTCGCACAGCCGGCGCCGCAGCTCGCCGGCCGGCGCACCGCTCACACCGGGTTCTTGGTCCATGTGATTTCCTGATTCTGCAGAAACGGCAGATCGTCGAGACCGGTATCGTCCGGGAACCGCGACTTCTGATCCTCCGGCGACCAGACCTCGTCGAGGGTGCGCTCCAGCGTCCGGAAGCCCGAATGGCCGACCACCTGGACGCTGACTTCGCCGGATTCCGAGGTGTTGAACGACTGGTAGTCCAGCGTGGCGTCGAGCTGCAGCCACGGATGGCGGACGACGTTGCCGGCGGGATCGAGGCACGCCAGCCACAGCAGCCCGGTCCGCCCCTGCACCACCTCGTCGAGCAGCGCCAGTTCTTCCGGGCGCAGGCCCGACAGGGTGAAGGTGATCTCCTGGATCGCCAGCTCGCTGCTGGATTTCACCGGCGCGACCTTGCCGAGCACGCCGAGCCCGGTCCATTGATGGCCGTCATAGTCGAGTATCCCGAGCCCCGACCATCCGTAGAAGGTGCCGGACGGATGGTCGATCTCGGCGAGCAGCAGCCGCGGCCAGCCCTGCTGCAGCGCGTCCGCCATCTCCGGCGTCAGTCCCGCAATCGCCATCAGACCAGTGCCTCCACCAGTTCGAACCCGACATTGCCGAACTCGACGCCCGAGCGCTCGATCTCGCCCTGATCGTCGTTGACCAGGCGGAACACGCCCATCGGATAGCGCAGCACCACCTGGTCGCCGGCGGCGAGCGCCTTGCGCAGCGTCGGCCGGAACTCGATCCGGGTCCGGCCGAACGCATCGGTCGGCGCATCCCGGATCACCATGTGCAGGCTCGGCACCTCGTCGTAGATGCCGTTGCGGCGAAACTCGACATGATCGCCGCGCCGCAATACGCGCGGCTGACTTGCCGGCAACCCGCCGATCACCACGCTGGTCTCGCGCTGCGCCGCCGCCGCCACGGTCCAGACGAACGGCGGCAGCGTGCCGGATTCGAACCCGGTGCCGTCGGTGTCCCAGGTATCGTCCGACCAGGATTCCGGCGTCCCGACCACCTCGTAGTCCCACTGCGGCCGGATCCGCGCGAAGTCGGCGATCCGCAGATAGCCGCTCGGCCCGCCGAGCTCGGCGAACAGCGCATCCATCTGCATCCACTTCTCCCGCGCCATCGTCGGCAGCGTCAGCTTGGTGCGCCACATCTGCATGATCGGCGTCGCCGAAACGCCGCCGGTCCAGGGCGACGTCGACACCAGATTTTTCGGCCGCAACGGGAAGCTGCCCGTGGTGGCGCGGTGCCATTGCTGCGGCCAGGTGATGATGCGGGTCATGGCTCAGTTGATCGCCGTCGGCCGGTCAGCGCGCACCTTGGCGACCGCCGCCGGCAATTGCGCCATGATGCGTTTTTCCAGCGCGCGGTTCTGCGCTTCGATATAGGCCTTCATCGACGGGTCGACATTGGTGTAGCTGTTGGAGATGCTGACGCGGTAGGTGTCGCCGGCCCCCATCGCGGCCATCTGGCCCTTGGTGAAGACGCCTTCGCCGTCCTGCAGGATCGCCGGAAATTCGTTCGGCGCCAGCCCGGCATGAAACCGCGGCGCGCTGTCGAAATGCGCGGCGTGCATGTAGCGCAGCGCGGTCGGCTCGGCGCCGACGATGCCGCCGGAGTGGTAGAAGCCGCCGGTCGTCGTCAGCGACAGACCGGTGCCGCCTGACGAGGCCGCGGCGCCGCCGCCGAAGACGCCCGAGAACAGGCCCGAAAGCCCGCCGGTCGCGCTGTTGACCGCGGAATCGATCGCCTTGTTGGCGAGCTTTTCGGCAATGCGGTCGAGCACATTGGCGAACGCCTCGCCGGCCGATTTGCCGGCGCGCAGATCCGAGATGAAGCTCTTCAGCGCATCCTTGCTGATATCGCTGGTTTCCTTCAGCGCGTCGTTGAACCGGATCTGGCTCGCCAGCATCTGGCCCTGCTCGGAATTGTACTCGACGCCGGCCGCGCGCAGCCTGGCGAACACATTCTGCTCGGCCTCCGATCGGCCCATCTGCGCCCGCTCGAACAGCAGATCGTTCTGCAGCTTCAGCACCGCGAGCTGATCGGCCGCGGCCTTGGCGCGCTCGCCGAGCGCCCGGAACTGCTCCATCCGCTGACCGGTGATCTCGATGCCGGCGCGCTGGGCGGCATCGAGCAGCTGCGCCTCGACCCGCAGCTTCTCGTGCTCGCCGGCGGTCGCACCCACGGCCCGCGCGTCGGCCTCCATCAGCGAGATGTGCTTGCCGATCGAATTCAGCGCCCGGTCATAATCGGTCCGGGCGGTGTCGACCTGCCGGTTGGACGGGGTCACGGTCTGACGGGGCTTCGGTGTGCCACCGAAACCAGCCTTCAAAGCCGCCGGATCGACGTTGTCGTAGGTCTCGTTGGCGGCCGCCCAACCGTCGCGGTTACGCCGCGCCTCCTGCATATTGAGCGCTTCTTTCGAGCCCAGGATTGCGGCACCGGCAATCATCAGCTCGTTGCCGAGATCAGCCGCCCGCCGCTTCATCCTGTCGAACCAGCTGTCGGAATCCTTGCCGCTGAACAGGTTTTCCCACACCCGGGCGACGTCCTGGCTTTGCTTGATGAGAGGGTCGAGGTCGGTCTTTGCGAGCTTCTCCAGAGACGTCGCACCGCCTTCGATCGCCTTCACCATCGCCGGCGCGGACTGTCCGCCAAACGCGTTGGTCGCGATCTCCAGCGCCTCCGTGCGGTTGCGCGCGTTGAGGATCATCTGCGCCAGATCGCCATAGACCTGCTCGATCGAACGCAAGCCTCCGGTCGCGTCGAGCAGCGACTTGCCGTTCAGCCCGAACAGCTTTTCGAGGTAGCCGCCATCCCGCTGGTTGAGATCAAGCTGCGTCCGCAGGTTCTTCAGTCCGGACAACGCGTCGTCCGCATTTCCTCCGGCACGCTTCAGAGCATCGCCGAGCCCGTCGATCGCCGACGCGCGCACGCCGATCAGGCTCGCTTCCTTCCCCATCTCGGCAAGCTGCCGCGAGGACGTGACCGACACCACACCGACACCGACAATGGCCGCCGCCAGCAACACATAGGGATTGCGGAGCTGGGCGATACTTTCGGCCGACCCCTGCGACAGACCCGTGAGCGCGCTTTTCAGATCCTGCAGCGCGCGCTTGGTTTCGCTGGCCTGCTGGCGAACTGAATCCCACGCCGGACGCGACCCGTCCTTGGCGGTGATCTCGATCGGAAGGACTTCAGCGGTCGCCATCGCGGCTCACCTTTCGGAGCGGATACGGTAGAATGCCAGCCATTCGAGGTACTCCTCGAATGACAGCGTCGCCTCCAGTTCGGCGACGGTGCGCCTCATGCGATCCGCGAGCGCGAACAGCGTCATGCGCTCCGGATCGCGTCTCAGTTTTTTTCCAGATCGTCCAGCTTCGGCGATTCCAGGATCTTGGTGGCGATCCGGATGATCACGCCGCTCTCGACGTATTTGCGCAGCTTGATCTTGTCCTCGGCGTCGAACATCTTGGCGCCGTCCGCGTCGAGCGCCTTCAGCGCCAGCACGTTGACGTAGTCCGACAGCTGCAGATCGCCGCCCTTGAACAGCGACTGCCGCTCCTCGAGCGTCAGCGGCTCCCAGAAGATCTTCAGCGGCTTGTCGTCGACGGTCCATTCCGGCACCTCCATCGAGCGGGTGCCGAGGCGCTTGGTATAGGCCAGCGCAGCCTCGATCGCGCGCATCAGACGGTCGCCTCGGCGAGGGCGCCGTTGCCCTGAAAGGTGAAGGCGCGGGACACGACGCCGTCCTTCTTCACGTCCAGCGTGATGCCGGTGACGGTCGCGACGCCGGTCTTGTAGGTCGCGCCCGCGCTCGATCCTTCCGGATAGAGGTTGAGCGTCACCGACTTGCCGACGGTCAGCGCCTGCTGGCCGTTGGTGTCGGTTTCGTCCCAATGGCACGACAGATTGCCGTTCCAGGAATTGATGGTCTTGTCCGGGATGTGGGTCTCCCAGCTGTCGCCCATCGCGGTGTCGTCGGCGGTCTTGGCGCCTTCGCTCACGCTCCAGCCGTCGATCTCCGCAACCGTGTTGACGCCGACCTTGACGACGCCGTCCTTGCCATGATGCGTGGCCATCGTTGTTTCCTCTTGGGTTCGGGTTACGGCGCCACGGCGCCGGCGTTGTAGACGCGGGTCAGCAGCAGCTTGTTGCTGCCGATCCCGAGCGCGGCGATGGTGACCTTGTTGGTCGATACGATGTCGGCGGCGGGCACGAGCTGGCCGGCGGTGGCGCCGATGCAGTACACGGCGCCGGCGGTTCCGGTTCCGACCGCCACGACCGCGCCGGGCTCGGCGACCGAGAACCGCGCGCCGACCCCGTCCGAGGTCGACAGCGCCATCCCGAGGTTCTCCGAACCGGCTTCGATCGGCGTGCCGTCGCTCTGCGCCTTCAGCCACTTGCCGTTGGCGGCGAGATAGACTTCCGCGCCGGCGCTGAACGCCTCGCCCGCGACCTGGTCGCCGAGAATGGGCCCGGATTGCCAGGCCACATTGGCCGGCGTGATGGTGAGTGCAGCCATGCGCTTCCCTTTCGGATGATCAGGTCTGGATTAAACGGCGACCGACGGATCGGATTCGTCGGTGCGATACTGGACGCGAAATTCCATGCGGATTTCGCCGACGTGATTTTCGCCCGGCGCTTCCGTGGTGATCCGGGTGGCGGTGAGGGTCACTTCCAGCGCCCGGCCGCCGAGCAGCGGCCGGCGGATCAGCGCCGGCTCGACTTCGAGCGCGATGCTGTCGAGGATGTCGTCCGGGACGTCGGCCATCACCACCCGCCCCTCGATCGCCAGCGTCAGCTCGCGCAGCAGCTTGCTGCCCGCATGCGTGTCCGACCGTTCCTCGATCGCGTAGATCAGCAGCGACGGACGATGCCCCTGCGCCAGCGGCCGGGTGCGGCCGGAATAGACGCGGTCCGCCGTCGTCGGCAACCCCATCAGCGCCTGCACCGCAGCCGCCCGGATCTGGGCACGAACATGGGAGGTCATGAGGTGGCGCCTAGCTGGTCAGGTTGCAGACGATCATTCCCTTGCCGTCGGGCAGGATCGGCGTCGAGACCGTCATCGTCTTGCCGTCCGACACGCGAAGCGCGATGTCGCCCTCTTTCGGGCTCGATACATCCGCGGCTCGCAGGTGGAGTCTGGTCTGGGCGACGTCGACGTTCATCCCGTCGACCAGCGCGTCAAACGCCACTTCCTGCCAGACCGCCGAGATCCGGGTCGTCACCCCGTCATGCGTGTAGTCGACGGCCTCACCGAAGGTGTCCGCAAAGATATCGGCGAGGCCGTCGAAGACGCTCATCGTCAGAACCCGACCGCGATCCAGTTGACCTTCTTGGCGAAGGCATCCGCCGCGATCGGCGTCGGGTCGGTGCCGCTCTGCTTCCAGGTCTTGATGACGATCGAGCCCGCGGCCGGTGCGCCAGCCTGGTCGCCGATCTGGGCCGACACGTAGGTGTTCGGATCGGCCGGATCGGTCTCGAAGCCGGCCACGACCGACACCACGGTGCCGAGGCCGGTGACCACCGTATCGGCGGCGGTCGCCGTGGTGATCTGACCGGCGGCGACGCGAAACCCGTCCGTCGTCGGTTCGAGCAGCACCTGCCCGGTCGCGTCACCCGAGAGCGCCGCAGCAAAGGCAACGCCGCGGGGCTGATTGCCGGCGGCGGTCTTGGTGAAGTTCTTCGCGGTCGCATCCCAGTACAGCCGGTCGCCCTGCACCCAGGCGGTACCGGTCGCCTTCGGCAGTTCGAACACGCCCTCCCGCAGCAGCGGAACGTCGGCGCCGTTGTCGGCCGCCGTGACGGCCACGCCGGACAAGCCGCCCTTCACCAGGAACTCACCGCTGTCGGCCGCCTCGGGGGCGGCGACGACGACGGTGCACCCGTCCTGCACGAAATTCTTCATGTCGTTCTCCTTCGGCTCAGCGAGCCAGTGTTGCGATGATGGACAGGCCTGCGCCAATCGGCGCAGGCTCGCTGATCAGGATCACCCCGGCTTTAGGCGCCGGGGTTGTAGGTCATGCCGCGCCAGTCGATCGCCTTAGCGGCGAAGTCGAGCCGGCCCTTCACCTCGATGCCGTCGACCTCGAAGCCGATGCGCTGCTCGGTGAACACGCCCTGCTCGCCTTCGAGATAGGCGTATTCGATGGTGTCGATCAGCGCCGGGTCAGCGAACAGATACCAGGCGTTGCCGCTCAGCCGCGCTTCGACGATCAGCTCCATCGAATTGGCGAAGACGTTGACGCCGGAGGTCGCGTTGGCGATCACCGCGGTCAGCATCTTCTGGGCCTGCACTTCCTTGTCGGGCGAGACGACGAGGTAGGACGGCGTGAGGTTGAGCGGCTCACGATCGGCGGACTTGGCCGCCAGGCTCTTCTGCTTTCGCATCGCCGCCTTGGCGAGCCCGAGGTTGGTCTCGTCGATCACCGTCGCGGTCAGCAGGTTGCCGTGGTTAGCGTGGAACAGGGCATCGCCATCGCTCATCGCGGCGTTGGCCGTCAACACCGCCCAGAAGGTCGACGCTTCGAGCTCCGCGGCAGCACGACCGAGCAAGGTCGGCAACCGGTCGAACGCGCCGAGATCGTCGTTGATCAGGGTCTGCCGGGTGATGGCAATGATGCGGCCGTAGGTGGCGAGCGAGTACTTCTCGACACCGTCGGTCAGCGCGCCATAGGTGAACTCGGCGCCCTCGCGCACCTTCTTGAAGGTCGGCGCCGACGACAGCTGGACCACCGACTTCTCCTTGAAGTCGGGGTTGTTGGATTGCCGGCCGAGTTTCTTCCAGTTCTGCGGCGCGACTTCGTAGGCATTTCGCAGCCGCTTCGAGGCCACGTTCGCGAGCAGGTTGGCGAAGTCCGACGTGGAGTGCATGCCGGCACGCCCGTTCAGACCGAGCAGCGCACCGGCCAGCTCCCGCTTGTCGAGGCCGCGGAGCCGGACGCCCGAGGTCTCCTCGGTGAACACCCGACCGACTTCCATCAGCGACATGCCGCGATAGTTGCGGGCCATCTCGCGTTCCGGCGCGTTGGCCGGCAACGCCGCCGGATTGGCGCGCAGCACGATCGAGCTTTCGACCGCGCGCCGGATGGTGTCGCCTTCGTCCTGGGTGACGCGGACGTGCGGATCCTGTCGCGTCGGCGCGCGGGCCGCGACCAGGTCCTGCAGCTTGTCGGTCGCCGCCTCGACGGTCCGCACCGTGGCGTCACCGATCACCGCCAGCGCATCGGTCGCCGTCAGACCGAACGCCGTCGCGCGCGCCTGGATACGGCTGATATCGGTCGCAGTCCATGCGTGAGCACGGACGTCCGGCGCCGGGGGCGGAGCGGCCCGGGCTTCCTCGGCGGCGATCTGCGTCTGCAGCTCGGCCGCCTGCCGCACCAGGTCAGCGTGTTCGGTTTCGATCGCCGCCGTCGCTTCCAGCGTCAATCCGGGCTTGACCTGCGCGATCTTTGCAGCAGCGCGCGACACGAGGTCGGCGTGCTGCGACCGCAGCGCGAGCAGCGCGACGTTGGCGGTGATCAGACCGTCCGCGCCGTTCCACGCCCGATAGAGACCGCCGACATCGCTGCCGGCAAAGACGATGCAGATCACGACGGCGGCGAGACCAAACCCAATGGCCAGTGCCGCCCGCTTGTTCACGAATTTCATCTACTTCTCCTGTTGATGATCGGGGCAACACGCCTTCGTCCTGCGGCCCCGAAGGCGCAGGCGGCTAACCGAACTGACGACTGGTGAGACGGACGCGCGGATTAACCGCCCGCGATGGTTCGCTGCAGCATCCGCATGCGCGCCGCGGCGAGAACTGCTTCGTCGGCGGCCGCCTGCGCACTGGGCAGGATCCGGCACGGATAGACCGGAGCCTGCGACTGCGGCAGCGCACGGCGGCCGGCTTCAGGATCCGCGCCGACCGGGACGAAGGAAATTTCCATCGGTTCCCAATCGGTCGCGATCCGGTACAGCTTCCCGTCCTTCATCTCCTCGCGGTAGGCGTGGGTGATGTAGCCGGGCGAGACGTTGCTGATGATGTTGTCGCGGATGTCGTTGACGATGCCGGCGATGTCCTCGCGCGCGGACAGCCGCACGCGGGCGTGGCCCTGCCCGTTCTCGATCCGCGCACTGTTCGCCTTGACGGCGCCGAGCACGTTGTCGAGGGAAAAGCGCTGATGGGAATCCAGCACCGGAGCGCGGCCGGATTGCAGCCGATCGAGCCGAATGGCGGTATCGCTGACTTCGAGAACCTCGATGTAGCGCGTGCCGGTCCACCAATCCATGCGCTCGACCTCGGCGCCGGCGGTCCACAGGATGTCGAACTCGCGCTCGGTCTCGTTGAGCGAACCGACGACGATCGCGGCTTCGCGATACATCGCCGGAAGCATCACCTGAATGTCAGTTGTTGCCATTGGTCTGGTCCTTCGCTGGGGTCGCGTCCCCCGAATTGCCGTCGGCCTGCGCCGGGTCTGCGTTGCCGTTGCCGTTGCCCGCGGCGAAGCCGGGCGGCGCCGAGAAGGAGATGCCGGCTTCCTTCAGTTTCGGCGCCCATTCCTTGATCTCCTCGAGCAGGGCCTCGGGGTCGTAGCCGCGGGCCGCGACCATCTCCGACCAGGACTCCAGCCCGAGCGACAGCTCGCCCATCGCGGCCTTGAGATCGTCGGCCGGATTGACCCACGGCCGTTTCGGCATGGCGTACTTCGCCGGCGTGTCGGGCGAGATCTGGAAGCCGCGGCCGCGCGCGCTGCTCATCACCCGCTGCCAGTCTGGCCGAAGCATCTGTGGCACACACATGTGCCATTGCATTTGGTCGAGCCCCGCCCAGAAATCGAGCTTGCCTTCGCGCATCGACGTGAAGTTCACGCGCTGCAGATTGCCGGTGAGCGTCGCGAACGGCAGGCCGATGCCGGCGGCGAAGGCATATTGCTGCCGTTCCATGTTGCCGTCGTCGGGCGCCGACGGAGGAACCGCCGGCGTGATGTCGCCATCGCCTTCGACATAGGCGATCAGGCCCGGCGCGATCTTTTCCAAACGCCGGTTGGCAGAATCCCTCGACTGATCGGCGGATTGCGCAAGCCCGGCCGGGCCGGCGCCGCCGCGGCGCACGAACACGGTGAAGCAGGCGGCGATCTTGCGGCGGACGAGATCAGCCTCCTCCGCATCTGCAACATCGCGATAGCGGAGCATGCTCGGCGCCAGCCACGGCACGCCGGTGACTTGCCCGGGACGATCGACACGAAAGACGTGATTGCACCATTCCGCCGGCACGCGCTGCGATTTGAACGCGTTCGATCCGCGCAGCCTCGTGGCCACTTCGCCGGGATGCACCGGAAACAGCCAATAGGCGACCCTCCGGCCGAACTCGTCGTATTCGACACCGTGGATGACGACGTTGCCGCGACCTCCATCGAGAATCTCGGTCTTCAGGGTGTCGAGAAAATCGTGCTCCAGCACCTCGCATTGCAGCGGGACCTTCAGTCCCATCGACGACGGCCGAGGATACCAGCGAACGAATGCGGCGCCACCTTCGAAGGCCTCGCCGATCGCGCGCGCCTGGATGCCGTAATAGTCGGTCAGGCCCTCCGGGTCGCAATTGTCGGAGAACCAGTTGAACGCATCCTGCGCGACCTGCTTGGCGCGCTTGCCCTTGACGTCCGGACGCGGGACGATACCCGGTCCGATCAGGTGGGCCTGCCACTTGCGCTTGCCGTTGACCGCCCATTCGTTGTTGCGGCACAGGTCGCGCGAGCGCGCGATGATCGTCTTCAGGGCCGGTGCCAGTTCGGCATTGGCGGAGCTGGCCGTCGCGCGCCAACCGTCGGTGCGGCGATCCCGCCGGGCGGCGTCGAATGCCCGGGCGTGGGTGCGCGCCTGCTGCAGGTTTGCCTTGGCCATGATGCGCTCCAGCCCCCATTGCGGGGCCAGGGCGGCGATGCCACGCTCGATCCAGTTCAGGTCCACGCGTTCAATCCCGGCTGAAGACGGCGAGCGTCGACGGCGTCGCCTTCTGAGAGGCGGCCGCAATATCGTTCTCGGCGAAGGTCAGCGCCTTCAGCATCTGATCAGTCGACTGATAGGTGACCGACCCGGACGCATATTCGACGCGCTGCACGCCGCGCGAGATCGCCTTCTTGAGGGCATCGATATCCGACTGTGAGAGGGCCATCAGAACTTCACCTCATAGCCGTCTAGCCAATCGCTGGCGGCTTCGCTGATTTCGTGGTGGGCTTTCTGCTCGTCCGCTTTCCGCTTGGCGTTCGCCTCCTCCGCCTTCGACGGATCGAGCGCATTGCGGGCACGGTGCGGCGTGAACAGGTCGACGGCCGTCAGATCCGGCGGCAGACCTCGAGCCGCCGCGAGCGTGGCCCATTGTTCCGGCGTGGTCGACGACAGGCCGAGATACTCGGCGAGCGCCTTGTTGCCGACGCCGCAATCGAGGAAATGGTTCGGCCCGGTCTTCTCCCAGACCCGCCCGGTGACGCGGCCGCGGAAGCGCACTTCCTTCAAATACTCGGCGGTGTACTGCTTGAAGAACACTTCATCGAGCCAAGTGCCGAAGTGGCAATAGCCATCCGGATAGTGCAGCGCATCCGCCGCGCGCTCGATGTGCAGATCGGTGTAGTGGCTGGCCTTGAGCGGCCATGTTCCGAGGCCCCAGACCTTCGCGCCTTCCCTGATCTTCTTGCCGCCGAGATCGATGTCGACCAGCGACGGCTGCCCGAGAGCGGGGCGATTCCAACCTTTCAGGCCCTTGGTGGCCAGGATGATTTCGCGGCCACTGATCGGATGTAGTCGCTGGTGCTTGCGAACCCACGAATAGACGATGTGGGATCGATAGCCGGAGTCGACGCCGAGCGCGTCGAGCTTGCGCTTGCCGCCGAAGGCGTCGGGAAACTCGCGATCGAGCGCCTCGCGCTTCAGCCCCTCGAACGCGTCGCCATTCGGGTCCGACGTATCGCCGTCGATGTAGAGCGCCTCGACGATCCAACTTTCCCGGTTCGGCGCGGTCGCCATGATCAGCAGCCAGATGCCGCGCATCTGGACGTCCGCGAATCCGGTGAGCAGCAGGCCCTGCGGCGGCACGGTCCCACGAACCAGATCCGGCTCGCGGCGCGCCATCAACTTGACGTGGTCGGGAGCGTCGCCGCCGTATCTGTAGGGCAGGCCCAGCGTCAGGTTGGCGAACGACTTCTTTTCGATCTCGGTCTTCGCCGCCAGATAGTCCTCGGCGATCGCCTCGTAGCTCATCATCAGCGAGATGAACGCGTCGACGTGGAAGCCCGGGTGCCGCCCCTCGGCTTCGAGGTTTGAAATCCAGCGCCCCGCCCGCACCGCGATCACCCGTTCCGGTTCGCTGATGTGGTGACCGCAGTAGCAGGGATAGACCGACTTGTGCGGCTGGCTGGCGTTGATCAGGAACCGGTCGAAGTGATGGACGAACAGCTTGCCGCATTCCGGGCAGATGCAGTTCCAATAGCGCTGGTCCGACTTGCGAAACGACCGATCGATGCGGCAGTGCCC